GGAAAAGATACTTCTTGCCGCGTTTAACATGCGGAAGGTCGAGCTTTCCATTATATATTTGTTGGTACATCGACGTTTTTTTGATGCGGAATAAAGCTGCTACTTCTTCAAGATCCATGAAGGGTCCATATTGCCCAGTTAAGATAGATGTCATCATGATTATCGACAGTTCCTTTTTTATTGTTTAATACCAACGCTAATATACTTGGATTATAGCCATTCGTTTTTAATTAATATATGTTTAAATACTTCTATTTAGTTGCGTGAATTTAAAGGTAAGTAATTGACATTACAGCCCATAGCGTATGGATTTTGTCTGAGTGTGGGGCGCATGTTTTTCTATAGAGGCGCAGGTGTTTTTCTGTCTTTAGCCGCACTGCTACTAGCGTATTGCTAGAGAACTTTGATTGCTTGCAAAGTTTCAGCACTCCAGTCGTACCCTGTGTTGCCTGCAGTACTAATACATCTGTACCTTCAATTTTTATATCTTTGCCTACTTCTAAATAAATATGCTCGATATCATCCCGGTCGTATACTGCGCTATTAGCCGGTTTCGTTAAGTCGTCGCTGCGTTTTGTAATGTTTAGTTTTCTAACGTGGGGCAACTTTGAGACTATTGTAGGATCTATTTCAGTAGGGTCTACGTCTAGGAAGTTAGCGAATTTTACAATTGCAGTGGGGCCCATCTCGGTAATATTGTTTAAGTAATGCGATATTGCTCCTTGGCTCCATCCGAGTTCTTTTGCAGCGCCCGTTTGATTGAATTGCATTTCTATCTTTTTAGATTCCCATATGCGTCGTAAGTTAGTGACTGCTAGGGGTAACGTTGGTTTGCTTTGCATGGTAGTGCCTATATAAACAAAAGGCCGCAATTAAATGTGTGTCGCGGCGTATATGAAGTCAGCAGCTTGTTTTCTAGTTACGCTTTCTTCTATATACTTAGTTTTACATATATTAGTGTTAAAGTCATCTACTAATATAATGCACGTATCTTCCACACCTAAAATTAAAGCTGCTTTTGCTGAGACCTTCATGCGTTCTAGCCACTGTAGCTGAAGCGCAGACAACGAGTGTTTGATAGGGGTGGTAACCCTTTTGGGTAGGCTTTTTACGTATTTATATTCAACGAACAGGATACCGGCTGGTCCCGAATACATAGCGTCGGGGACGCCTCCTGTGTATGTGTCGTGTATTTTCCACGAGTGAACATTAGGATGAAGGTATCTATGTATGGACTTGATGAAGCCATGTTCGTTCATATAGCTAAGTGATCCGTTGTGACCAACGGTGGATCAAGCCGTCAAGGGGCAAGGCGCTTTATCAGTGCGCTGCTGGTCGAGAGGATTTAGTTAGAGTACTGCTCGTATAATGCTTCGGCTGTTTTGTAGTCTTCTTCCTGAGCCCAACCAACAAACGAGACTTCGCAATTCATAAATGCTTTGCCCATCTTGTTCTCGGTAGGTACGCCGGATACTTTCCACAGACCCGCGAATCGATCGCCGCCTTTCATAGCAAGTTGAGAATTCCAAGCACGAGATACGCGTAGTTTAGAGCTGGCGAAATCCATGATGGCGGGGGACCGTTCTAGCTCGCCAGTCTCTGGGTTTTTAATTAGGATGATGTGAGCGTGCGTCTCGTTGATGTCGTACTCGGACGGCTTGTCTTGCTCGTTTACACGGGCTTCGGCTTCGGCCATAGAGTCAAACTCACCAAGATAGCCACCGCCAGCGTCGAGTTGGCGCCATACAACGTACTGGGTTTTGAAATGCAAGCTGATGCAATACAAATCATTACCGTAATTGTGGTTAGTCAAAGTGTTTACCAAGTGGCCAGGCTCGCAACCTTCTACGTATGACGCGTGATGCTTGTCAACTTCGTTGGACATCTTCTGGAGGAGCTTGATGCGTGGGATCTGAACATTAGTACCAACGTTCTCGTTACCACGGCTATTGCCTTCGACTAATTTAAGGTGGGCCGGCAATTGGTCGGTTGATGCGACTAAGTTGTTTGTTACTGCTACTGCTGCTGATTTACTCATAATTTTATTCTCTTCACGATTCAAGTTTAGTGTTTATAGGGTTCGAAAATTAATGCGCCGAATTTCACGGGGTTGCAAACCTGGTACTTCTTGTTCTAGCTTGAGAAGCTCCTTGTATGCAGTCGACGAGACCCGCCTTTGCAAGAGACTGTAATCTTTAGTGGCGCTGATATGCTCATAGAGAGCGTCCCAGTCAGTCACGTCAGGTACAAGATCTTGATTTATAGACACGCTAGCTTTGTCATTCGCGGTGCGCGACAAACCTTGCTCATCTAATTTGGATAAGAGTTGATAATCTAAGTCATCTTTAGTCTTATTAAACTCTTTAAGCTCAGCGTTCAGACCTGCGATAGCGTCTTTGACTTTTGCTCTTGATTCTATTAGTTCGTTAATATTCATAGTTTTTTCTCTTAGGCTGCTTCTTTTAGTTTATTTAGAATTCCGAGTAGCTCGTCCATTCGATCGACTTTGCCTTGCAGCTTCTCGTACACTTCTGGCTCCCAGGTGTCGCGGGCTGCTATCTGAATGACTTCAGTCTTTTCAGTCTGACCGGCTCGGTAGATACGTCTATTGAACTGCTGATAATGTTCTGCGTTGTATGTCGGTGACGCCCATATGACTGTCTTTGCTTTGGTCATAGTCAGACCGTGGCCTGCCGATTGAGGGTGACAGAAGACAACTTGTAGTTGGCCTGCCTGAAGGCGGTCGACAATTTCTTTGCGTTTGTGCGCAGCAACTGAGCCATCGATGGTTTCGTGTTTGATGCCTAGCTTGTCCGCTAACTCAACCATGCACTGTTGTTCGTGCTTCCAGTTGAACGCTACAAGTGAATGTGCGCGTTGAGATACAAGCTGCATGACAAGCTCGTACCGTTCTTTATGAATTTGCTGAGTGTCACCGTGCTCGTCATAGACAGCACCAGTGCATAGCTGAAGGAGCTTTTTAACTTTTGCACCAGCATGTACTGCATTGATCGTAGACTGGCCGGTGTATAACACGCTGTCTTCACTAAGCGTGCGGTATTGCGCCATGATCTTTTTAGGCAGCTCTGTAAGCATAGTGCGCACTGTCTGGGGGGGCATATCGAGACACTCTTCTAATGAGTATCGAATGTTAATGTCACTTAGTGCTGCTGCAACGGTTTCTTCTGCGTTGTCTTTTTGTACCCATTCGTTAGCGAAACCATTAAAACGAGGCGTGCATACCGAACCACGAAAGCTGTAGAAGCGATGCCCGAGCCGTTCACCGTCGTCAACGATTAATGCTGGGTGCCAGATGTCTAGAATGCCGTTGCTGTTTGGCGTACCTGACATAGCGATACGGTGTGTGAACTGCTCTGATATCTTGCGCATTGCTTTACTGCGCTGCGAGTCTTTGTTCTTGAACGCTGTGAATTCGTCAATGACTAGCGTGTCGAAGCCATTGAGTAGGTGCTTGGACTTGAGTATCCACTTTACTGCGTCATGATTGGTAATAACGACTTTTGCGTCACTGGCAAATGCTTTCTCACGGTTCTTGGCGTACGCAACGGCGTACGTTAGATCAGGCGTGAACTTGAGGATGTCATCGCCCCATGAGGCTTCAAGAATGGACAGCGGTGCGAGGACCAAGGTTCGTTGTTCGCGGCCCACGAGCGCGTCTAAAACAGATCGTGTTTTACCTGTGCCAGGATCGGATGTAATAAGGCAACGACTGTTGCGATTGATGAAGTCAGTAGTGACTTTCTGGTGCTCGAAAGGTTTCATATTCATCACTCTTTGATGGTTTAGTATATTAGCACACCTAATATATAAGGTGAAGCGTCAAAGCGGAAGTCTAATCTTATGCCCACAGGATATGCATTTATTAGGCCACTCTCCCCGTTGAGAATGAGGCGGACACACGCAGTTTTGTTTGCGAACTTCTGGTTCAAAGGCGTAAGCACCGTTTGTTTTAATAAGATGCGGAGTGAACTGCAACAGCTCGCGTTTTGTTAACTTCATTTATTAGCCTTACTAATATTAGTGCTCAATAAAAGTTATTGGGTTATCGCTAGACCAACAGTAGCCACAGGATGCACAACTGTCTGTTTTGTCCAGTTGCTCTGGACATATAATACCCTGCTCAACGTACGCAGAATCACTAGCGTCGATGACATGCGCGCTGAACTCTGTGTCCCAATCATCAGAGAACCGGACACGGCAGCGGTCGCGGTGCAGTCTGTTTACATTGCTGATCATACAGCCTAACTGTGATGTGTATGTGTGGTGCGTGTATCCAAAGACATGCATGTTTTTAAACTGATGTAGCCATAGCTGCCACTGGACAATGTATTGCCCAGAGTAAAAGTCACCAAGTACATGAAGGCGCACAACGAAACCTTCGGGGTGCTTGTCGTTTAGAGACGACAGTTGATGCTCAAGGTAACTAATGAAGTTAGGGTCTGTGTGATCAAACCTATGAGCGAACGGCATATTGTCGCCGTAGCAGTTGTCCCATTGCGCGCAATCGCTAGGGCAGGTCGCCCGCTCCTCAAGTGACAGGCTGTACATTGTCATGCCTTTCCACATTTTAACCGCGACTTTGTCGCCTAACTTTTTGTTTTGTTTGCCCCGCTTTAACATGTTTAGGCTTGCGGGTTTCACGCCTTTGCGATATCTCGTCGTTGGGGGGCGTAGATTTTTTACTGGGATTAGGTTCACGGCTAAGGATGTCATCTAGTATCTCCTGTCTCAGATGCGCAGCGGTTGATCGGTCGTACTTGCTTACGATCTTGATCTCGGACTTCTTCAAACGGTGTGTAGTCCAGATCTCTGCTTCTGGGGGATCTGTTGCGAGTTTGTATTCGACTAGTTTCCCATCTTTTTTGTAGAGCATTTGCATACATAAGATCCTTTATCGGCTGGATGCATAATTGTTTGTAGTCGTCATCGGTCATGGGTCGACCTCCACCCACCGAAACGATCGGTAGGGAAATTTTTTGGTTTTAACGAACATGAGTTGTTCGCGAGTCATGGTGCGTTTCATGATGAGTAGCGTGATGGATACGGCGAGGCCGCCGACCATTGCTGCCATCATGCCGCCAAAGGTCCCTGCGAACAGGAACATAAGGAGGCCAGTGCATACGATATCAAGTGGGATATCGAATGAAATAGCTCGACGTACGCCGAACTTAAAGATCAGAAACAGGAGACCTGCTGCTGAAAGTAGACCTGCTGTAATCATAGATAACTCCTAGTAATGTGATTACGATGAGTGCGATTTCTGTGGCGTTAAGTAGTAGTGCAAGTAATGTCATTCGTCCGTCCTGAGATGAAAATACGCAAGAGTGCATACAACAGCGCTTAGTACAAATACGTACAAGCCGACTGCTAGCATCTGCGCGAAGATTGTGAGTAAAGCGGCTACTGCGATTGCATAGCCAAAGCGTATAAGTAACTTTTTCATAGGGATTCTCTTTTCACGATTCATGAGGATCATTTGAATTCCGATCGGGAATAAAAAAGCCTCAACACATGAAGTCATTGAGGCAAAGGCTTACCACGGGGGAGAAGTAAGTCGGTTAGCTCACGCCCCATGTGCACTCGGGTTCGTCTCCTTTACGGAACGAGCACCATCTACACGCATCTTTGCTTGGGGTTGGAGCGAAGTCTTTTTCTGTTGTCATTTTTACTGCGCGGCGGTGGAAACCTGGCGCGAATATCATTGCTTGGTCGCGCGTATATTGTTTTTTGGTGGTTTCACCTTTGTCGAGATACCAGAATTCTGTTTGTACAAATTGTAAGTGTGGGTATCTGAAGAAAGTGGCGATTGCATAGAGCAGACCTTGCTGTCCGTGGGATATTTCGTTTCCCCACTTTTTGCCAGTCTTGTAATCAATGACGCGTGCTGATGTTTCGTCTTCTTGGACTAGTGCATCTAGTTTGATACGAGCCCAGGTGGCTTTCTCCATCCAGCCTACTACACCCCAGTTGATGTCGAAGCCCCAGTCGCCTTCGAGTTCTACTTTGGCGTCGATGAAGTCTTGGCGTAGCGCTTCAAATTCGTCTTTAAATTTGAATAGCTCGTCAGCCATCTCGCCCATTGTGCCGTTAACGTAGTCTTCCGCGTATTGATGTACTTGAGTGCCACGATCAGCAGCAGGCCCGCTAGGCTCTTTAACTCCCTTAACACGGCTAATATAGGTGCGATAAGCGCACTCTTCGTAGACTTTAAGCGCTGAATAACTCCAAGCTCGAACATCTCCTAGCTCCTTTGGTTTTTCAAAATCGATAACATCATCTGCTCTCGTATCCTGAGTTAATTTAATCATTACCTTTCCTAGTAGTAAGTAGAGGTTATTAGTATAGCTAATATAATTAGTTATTAACAGCGAGTAACTTGCGATCCTTATCGTCAAAGTACTTGTCAGTAAGTTCGGTTAGCTGTTCGTCATCGATGCGCCACTCAACAACTACGCCTGTGAGCGGGTTAGCTGATCTTGGTGCATTGTAAGCGCGTCTACGTTCACGAGTCAGTCCGTTACGTTCCGCGCGTTTGATGAACTCACGTTGTGATATACGGTCGTCAGTGAGTACGCCATACACAACACGCAAGTGCTCCATAGGTATTACTGAGTACTCAGCTTGCGATTCTGCAATCCACTGCTTAACAAAACGTTGTGCAGTAGTAATCTCTTGTCCTTGGAGCACGTTAGTAAGACTGATGTCTAAGATATCTGTAAGGAACGATAGCTTGCCGTGACGCACGGCTGCGAAGAACTCTTCCATAACAGACATGGTGACTTGAGCCATCTGTGCCTTAGCGTTGTTAGCGATAGGCGTACGTACTAGCTGTTTGTTAACTTTATAATTACGAAGCAGGGCAGCGAACTTATGTAGCTCCGTGCTGATGTCATCGATGCCATCGATAACTTCTGGGTACACATGCTCGAGCTTCTGCTCTTGGCGAGGTGCGATGTTGTATCGACGATCGCCTTCTTCAATCTTTACTGCATCCATACGGTTGGTGAGGAAGATAAAGTTTGTGTAGTTAGGCATCTCAACTTGGTTGGAACGCATTGCACGAATGGTCATCGTGTTTTCTGTAATAGCGTTCTTGAGTTTGTCAGCAATTTTTACAGTGCCTGCGTTGGCTGATGCCATATGGAATTCATCAACTACCAGGAACAGTGCCTGTCTCATGTACAAGTTGAACTGCTCTTCGATGTTCTGCAATGCACGCATCGGTACATGTTCGTTACCGAATAGTGGTCTGAGTACCTTGGTGTAGAAGATACCTTTACCTGTACCAGGGACACCTTGCAGTACCCAGGCGGTCATTGCTTTTCGTTTTGTTTGGAAGATATATGCCAGCCAGTTGGTGAAGTGCTCAACCTCGAGACTTTGTCCTCCTAAGATGTGCGTCATCAACTTGTAGATCAGGGGACAAGAGTCCGCGATCCTTGCTGCGTCACCCATGCTTAGCGATTCGTGCTCACGTTTAGATAGCATGTATTCCGTCTTACGGAACATGTTGATGTGGTACGGAATGTTAGTCAGGTTAACTGCTGCGTCATTAGATGCTGGGTCGAACACGACTTTTGCATCAGGTATGTAGTCAGGTTTACTGCGACCATGTGATCTCATAAAGCCTTCGATGCTGGCAGATGCACAAGGTGTTAGCGGGAAGTCTTCACTGAATTGATTGAGGTTAGGGTCGAACACGCCGTTGTAATAAGTGTCTGTGTAGTAGTCACGCATTGCTACTGGGAAGTTAGCTCGACCTTCTTTCTTCATTTCTTCTTGGTACACATCAAACAGTGACTTGTAGAAGTCAGGATCTGCTTTCTCTATAGACCAGATGGGTTCACCTTTAAAGTTGAACATATAAGTCGGGTCTTCGAGCTTGAAGTAGTACGCATTGCTGTCACCACCATTGACGTTGCACCGTATGTACGGAGGGTTTGTATCGTCAGTTATGTGGATAGACATGCGATCTGGGTTGTCTAAGATTTCCTCTGATTTGTTATCAACAGTAGCGATAGTCAGTCGCTCTTTCTTTGCATTGAAACCACGCTCTTTGCGCAGTTTGTTTTTATGTTCATTGCTCTTCTGATGCACGACCTCTGGGCTGATGTTGCCCATAAGTTTTGCTAGATCGAGTGTCTCCGAGATACCAGAAACACGCACGACCCGCTCGGAGGAGGCGAACGGGTCGTGGGTTCCGTCTTCAAAGGTAGGAGGGGCAATGAAGATTAGCTTTGAGTTGTCAGCTACGCTGGTGTCTAACGGATACTTCAGTGAGTGTCCGTTGCTAGACAGTTCAAGCTGTGATGAAAACAGCTGAGACTCAAAATTACAGTTCTGCAGCCACAACTTCATAGCCTTGGCAGGCATGGCGTGTGTCAACAGGATAAATATATGTAATGAAACTTTGTCACCTTTTAGACCAAGGCTCGCTGATGCTTGCGCAATAAAGCTGCAGTCTTGTACTTCAGGCGGCAGTTCACGCATAACAGCTTTTGCTAATGTACCAACATCTTTGTTAGTAAATGTCTTAGGGTTTGTATGCCCAGGTAGCACAATGCCATCGATATCTAACACGAGCAGGTTGGAATACCCGATGCGATCGGTTTTACCGGCACGCGACTCGTTTTGGATAGGGCGCTTTAAGTTACCTTTGAGAAGACAGTGGCCAAGCGCAGCATGGCTTTCTATCTGCTTTTCAAGAATAGCCAAACCGTGGCTGTCGAGGGGTATGTCTATTTCATGGGATGACACGTTTTTGACGTGTGGGTATGGCGTGAATCCGTTTTTTGGGCAGTGTCTCTTACTCAGCCGCTGTCCATTAGCGGCTTCTAAAAAAGTAATTTGCATTATTTGTGCTCCTCCTACAGAGCGAATAATATTAGCATAACTAATAACTAGTTAGTAGGAGCGTTTTCTTCGAAGATTTCCTCACGATCAATCCTGATCTCGCTATTGGCTTCAAACGTAAGCCGTACTTGATTCCTGTCAATTTTGGATATTTTAATTTTCGCGATAACGCCCGTAGCTTCATCATAAAGAACTACTTTTTCATTGATTTTTCTTGTTAGAACTAATCGGGGCATGGGCTTTTTACTTACTATACCTAGTATCGTACCCACCCTCGGCATCTAACGGGATGTCCAATGCCCAAGTCGGTGGTGTACACATATGTGTAATTAACTTAGACATTGTAGCATCTGGATTATTAGCATGGCTAATTATTACTATTTCATCATGCACTGTTAAAACGACATCTGCACCTAACTTAGAGTCTTTGTCGATACGCAGCATTGCATCGGTGACAATGATGCGTGATAACGCTTGAACTACGTTTTCAGCGATGCGCCCGCCCCACGTTGTTTCTGTGTGGCGTGAATCGTAAGTTAGCTTGCCGCGTTCGTAACGTAAGTTTTTGTAGTGCAGAGCCAATCCGTTTGGCAAGTGGATCTTCCCTCTATGGAAGCGGAGCCCGTGCCATGTTTCGTCATAGGCTGGGTTAATAGTATTTGCTAGTTTAAGTTCTAGTTTTTGCCAAAGCATTGGTATACCTGGGTATGTACCGCGGTATGTATTTACTACGTCATATGCTTCTTGTGTACTGAACTTCATTGAGGGGCCCATCGCGCCAGCCTCTAGCGTGGCTTGGAACTTAGGTGCGCCCATGCCGTACCCGAGACCGAGTACAGCGGTCTTACCTACAAAGCGTTCTGTCGGGTCTTTCTTTTTATCAATAGGGCGATTATAGATCTTTGAAGCAAGGTTGCTGTAGATGTCATCGCCGTCTCGGAACTGCTGTAGTAAGTCTTCTTCGTCGGCAAGCCATGCAAGCATGCGCGCTTCGATGTTTGATAAGTCAGCAACAAATACGAGCTTGTCTTTTGGCGCGCAAAGCGCGAGACGAAGGGGGGAGTTACGTGGCATGTTCTGCATGTTAATTTTTTCTGTACCCCCGAAGCGGCCAGTGTGGGCTGCGTAGTAGCGTAGTGGTACTGAGATGGTGCCGTCATTATGAGTAGCATCGATAAACCGTTGCGCTCTGGTCTCATTGATGCGGCTCTTAACAGCTATCCGTGCATCCCATATATGTTGGTGCTCGGGGTACATTTTTTGTAGCTGTGCGAATGCCTTGTCGTTCTTGCCCAGGGCAGGTATGTGCTTACCTGTGGTCGGACTCAGTTTCGTGGGGGTGATTAGGCCAAGCACTTGTTGGATGTAATCTGAGAACTGCTTGTTAGAACTAAGCACCTTGCGGTCAATACCTGACTTAGTTATCGCCGCTTCACTAGTTGCGATTGCATCATCACGAAACGAGATGAGTGATTCGAGGTCCGCGATTAGCTTTGGCTCGCAGAACATACGACAGGTCATGTCGATTAAGTCCATCTCTGATGGGGGTATATGGGCGCACATCTTTTCATAGATTGCGTATGTAAGGTCTACGTCTTGAACGCAGTAGCGACCTAGCGTGTCAGATAACTCTGGGTCGAGGTCATAGATACCTTTGGTGCTGGCGAGCTCGTCACCTTTACGCATTGATTCATCGTCTGGAAAGAGGCGGATAGCTGTGTCTTTTAGAGAAGACGATTGTCCAGGCGCAAGTGCGCGAGCCATTGCAGCTGTATCTATGTAATACTGAGGTTGAACTTCATAATAGCGCGTTAATATATAGCCATCAAAAGGCGTGTTGTGGCAGACGAGGGTCGCGGTGCTCCAATCGATTTCATGAATCGCGGCTTGGGCTTCGTGCTCGTCATACCATTCTGTTTCTTCTTGATCGATCTTGATGCCAACGCCTTGCACTTTGAATTTCTCGTGTGCGACGTAGTCCATCGTTGTAAGAGTAGTGAGGCTATACTTGGGGGCGTAATAGGTTTCGAAGTCGAGGGTTACAAGCATTAGAAGGGCGTCTCCGAGTTCGCATCGTTGCATGCGTACTGTGCATGGATCTCACCTTCTATATGTTTAAACTGAGATTTAAGCTCGTTGTAGGCTTCAGGCATTCGAGACTTCATCCATACCGCGGTATAGACGTGGAACTCCGGGTGTATGCCTTCGCCCTCGAGGTTTGATAGGTTTTGGAAATATTCTTTTGTCTTCATTGCACCCTCCAAGGTGAAAGATTTCTAGAACTGTGTGGGCATTCCATTTGTCTCGGCGGTATTGGTCACTCGTGATTACAAACAGTTCGTTGTCGTCGTTGCAGACGATGTATGCGGTCTTTTTGAGTTCGTGTTGTATGAAATGACCTTCTTCTACTGCTGCGTCTACATCAGTGAATGGTGTAGTCATATATCGGTTGGAGTTTTCATTTCCGCATCAATAAGTCGGTCTAGGTACCAGCGGGCTTTGCGGAGGTCTTCTATAGCGTTTTTCTTATAGGACATTCGCCAAATATATTTTTGGGCGTTTCCTTTGCAGTACCCTTTGAACTGTTCAACAGACATAGAGGCTTCGATGCTGTCTATGCATTCTATATTGCCATTTGCGTTGTAATGGCTTGGACTGTTAACCGCGTCTTGCTCTTCTTTAGCAGCATCGGTGTAAGTTTTTAGAAGGGGGTCTACATATGATTCTTGATTTTTGTTGTTGAGCATTGTGGTCACTTTGTCCCAATCGAACCGCGTTGTGTTGTTAATACTCATTTCACTCTCCTAGTAAGAGAGAAATAGTACTATTACTAATATATTAGTTCAACAAATATAAAGATAAAGTCATGTAAATAAATATTAAGAGTGCTGTTAATTGGACAGCGAACAATAGTCGTCCTATTTTCATTGCTTATACTTGTTTTGATGGACGTTGCTATCGTTCTCGTCGTCTTCATCGTGTAGCTGTTCGCTTTTGTATACACCTTTGTTTTCGTAGTGATCGCTGGCGTCGCAGTACGGGTCATCGGTGATGCTGCATGGCATAGGATTCATGGGTTTATGTCCTTTCTTGTTAAAGATCATGTCGAAATTGCTGTCGAACGATTGTTTGTTTGTGGGGCGTTGCCTGCTACCTTTGCTCACGATTCGTCGTCCTCGTCTTCTTCTATTGGGAATGTGACAGTTACGAAGTCTCTGGTCATGGTGATGACTTCCCACTTGTTAGTAGGGCAGGTGTCAACCCATTCAGATAACTCATCGATTGTCATGGTTTACCCTACCGGTGGGGCTGAGATATATAGTCGTATGCGCCCAGAGGTCATTAGCTCATTGACGCGGCGGTCTATATCGTTAAGTATTTCTGATTTACTTAACGCTTCTAAACTGTTTTCTAAATCGGTAATACGATCTTCATGGTCAGAGTAGTACTCGATCTGCGACTCAAGCTCTTCGATCTTTGATTCGAGCTCCGCGGTACGATCTTCGTGGTTCGCGGTTCGATCGTCTTCGGTCAGCATAGCTTCTAAACGGCAGTCGACGCGCTCATCGAGAAAGGATTTAAATTCGGATAAGAACATAGCTTCTTTGTAACTACTCATTAGCTTTTTTCCCTTCTGGGTTGGTGAGTTTGGCGGCTAAGTTCCAAGCCATATAGGCACAGGTGAAGGCAACTATTGCCTCTCCACCGTTAAACTTAGCGATGTAGTTTTCAAGTTCTTTCAGGTTTTCAGGCGTGTGGACGATGCCCACGGGTTGAAGTAGGACGGTTGTGTCACTCATGATTTATTTCCTTAGCTAGAGTTTTCATTTCGTCTTTGTCGGTTTCAACGAGATATCCATCCAAAATGTCTGGATGTATAAACGTCAGCAGCTCTGAAAGTGCAGTTAGGTCATTTGCCTGTAAGTCCATAAATATAGATGCGATTGCAGAGTCAATTAAGTTGCTTGAGTGTTCGTAGGTTTTTTGATTCATGCGGCTAAAGTCTCCTGAGCTATGTCCCATAATTTGCGGTTGATGGTTACGTTCTGTTTGATTGAAGAAATCGCTTTAGCTTCTTTGTAACCGATGTACTTGCGTCCGTAACGTTTGCGTTCTCCGAGGTAGTCGAAACCGCCACGTATAACTGATTCTTGGACGCGGTTAAAGATTGTCCAGGCGTTGTCCGCGACATCTGCTTCGCGCGTAGGGCTTAGCGCTTGGGTAATTGCGCGTACGTTGAATTTCCC